GTCCTGTTTAAGGACGTCCCGATCGCAAGGACTGGTGAGCAGGTATATGGCGCTGAGGAGCTGCCTGACCTGCAGCCTGATAGCCACGGACTCATAACCGTACAGCGCACGCCTGAAGAAGTTTTCAGCGAGCGCACTATCGCATCGTTTGAGGGTATGGCCGTCACGATAGGCCACCCCAAAGACTTCAGCGGAAACATCATCTTCGTCACGCCAGAAAACTGGCGGCAACTCTCTAACGGGCACATCCAGAACGTTCGCCGAGGCGCGGGTGATAAATCAGACCTGCTGCTGGCGGACGTCATTGCCAAAACGCCTGAGGCCATTCAGGCAGTGGAGAACGGCGACGAAGAGGTGAGCTGCGGTTATGACGCTGACTACCGACAAATCTCGCCGGGCATCGCAGAGCAGTACGCGATAACCGGTAATCATCTGGCCTTTGTCCCTAACGGGCGGGCTGGTTCACGTTGTGCATTGGGAGACGCTATGCCGAGCACTACTAAAAACTGGTTTACCCGGCTGTTGAAGGCCCGTAAAACCAACGATGCCGCCGAAATGGCGAATCTTATCGACAACCCGCCTGATGATGTCACGGGCGATAACGATGTATCGACCTCTATGACACCCGGCGGAGTGATCATTAACCTTGCGCCGCAAAATCCGCTTCCCGGCCCGGCATTGTCTGGTACCGGCGATGGCGAGGAAGAGATTCCTGCATGGGGTAAGGCGCTGATTGAGGCGGTTGCCAAGCTTACGCCTGCGGCAACTGCTCCCGGTACCGGCGATGCCGAGGACGAAGAGGAGAAAAAGGAAGAAGAGGGTAAGGTTACCGGCGACGCCGCTTACCGTGCCGATCTGATTCAGCCAGGCATCCAGTTGCCAGAGAAGGCGAAGCCGACAGCATTCAAGCGTCAGGTGCTCGCCTCTGCAGATCAATCTCTGGTGCGCTCTATTGTCGGTGATGCCGATATCAGCAAGCTGAAAAAAGCCACGGTAGATATGGCTTTCACGGCTGTTTCTGAACTTGCGAAAAACCGCAATACCAAAACCGTCGACAGCCTGCAAACGCAGACTGCCACCACTGTTAAAACCATTGCCGGTATGAATCAGGCCGCGCAGGAATTCTGGTCTAAACGAGGCTAACCAATGGGTAATACATTTCTTTACCGGATGCCTGCGGGCATCGCCGGGGCAATTTCTCGTCCGCAGGATCTGACGGTTGAACCTCAACTGCTGGACTCCTCCAACCTTTTCCCCGCTTACGGCCTTGGCGGCAAGATTTCCTCCGGGAAATTTGTGCCAATCGCTGCGAGCGATACAGCGTCGGTGCTGGTGGGCATTTACGTTCGTCCGTATCCGACCGCCAGCCAGCCAGATAAAGTCCAGCAGGTAGGCAGCGGTAAAAACTTCACCGGCGATTGCCTGGTCCGTGGTTACGTCACGGTAAACATCGGCGCGGATGCATCCAGCGTTGCGCTGCATGGCCCGGTCTACATGCGAGTGGCCACACCATCCGCCTCAAGCCCTCTCGGCGCGTTCCTTGCCGCCGCTGATGGCTCGAATACCGTCCAGATCACTAACGCTTACTTCAATGGCCCTGGCGACACCAGCGGCAACATTGAGCTGGCCTTCAATATTTAAGGAAATCGCAAATGCCAATGACATTTGACCAGGCGACAGTCGACGGCACTGGTGCCTTTCTTGTCCATGAGCTGGAGCGTCTCGATCAGACACTGAATCTGCCGCTGGTGAATTTCACCTGGTCGCGCGATATCCAGTTGCGTGAAGACGTGTCTATTGCTGACGAGATCAGCTCTTTCACTAACACCACCTTTGCCGCTGCCGGTACGCCGAATGCCAACGGTAAAAACTGGCTGAGCAAAGCCGCGACCGCGATGGCTGGACTTAACGTCGACATCGCAAAAACTGGCTTCCCGCTCACGCTGTGGGGTATGGAGCTTGGCTGGACCGTTCCTGAATTGCAGGCCGCTGCACAGGTCGGTCGCCCGATCGACACGCAGAAGTACGACGGTATGCAGCTGAAGTGGAACATGGACACGGACGAGCAGGTTTATATCGGCGATTCCGGTCTGGCGGTAAAAGGCCTGCTGAACCTGACGCAGGTAACACCGACCAACGCAGCGAAGACCTGGGCGACCTCCACCGCTGACGAAATCCGGGCGAGCATTAATGCCGGGCTGAGTGCCGCGTGGGCCAACTCGGCTTACTCCATGGTACCGACGGACCTGCTGATCCCGCCGGAGCAGTTCTCTCTGCTGGCAAGCACCATCGTATCCAGCGCTGGTAACCAGTCCCTGCTGACCTATCTGGAAACCAACACCATCGCATACCACCAGAACGGGCGTCCTCTGAACATCCGTCCGGTGAAATGGGCGAAAGGTCGTGGCGTGTCGAACTCTGATCGCATGGTGTTCTACACCAACGACAAGAAATACGTTCGCTTCCCGATGGTTCCGCTGATGAGCGTGCCGATCCAGTATCGCGGCCTGTATCAGCTCGTAACCTATTACGGCAAGCTGGGTGCAGTAGAGCCGGTTTATCCGGAAACTCTGGCCTACGTCGACGGCATCTAACCTGCGGCGGCCCGAAAGGGCCGCTCATGAGGACTTGCAATGAAAAAGATTTATGTACTCTCCCCGTTTAACTTCAACGACGGCAAAGAGCAAAAGCATTTCCCGGTTGGCTTCCACGACGTCGATGACACGGTTGCTGATCACTGGTTCGTAAAAGCGCACTGCTCGCCTGATGGCGAAGCGCCAGCGGTCGCAGAAGACCCGCGCATTGCTGAGCTGGAAGCAAAAATCGCCGAGAAAGAAGCGCGTATTGCTGAACTCGAAGCGCAATTGCCGGAGACTACCAATAATGGCAAGAAATCAAAGTCTGCCGACGCCTGAGCAGTTCAGGGCAACCTTCCCGCAGTTCGCTGACGAAACAAAGTACTCCACGCCAATGATCCAGGCTCGACTGAATCTTGCTGATGCCCTGCTGAGTGAGTCGCGCTTTGGTGTGGATATCTTTCCCTACATCGTCGGGCTGTATGTTGCGCACTACATGTACCTTTACGCCGCGGATATGCGTGGTGTGGCTGTGGGTACTGCTGGTGGCGTAAATAGCGGCATACAGACCGCGAAATCAGTGGATAAGGTTTCAGCCAGTTATGACGCAAGCGCAACTCTGGACCCTAATGCCGGTTTCTGGAACAACTCCCGTTACGGATCGGAGTTCTGGGAATACCTGATGATGTTTGGTGCCGGAGCGGTTCAGCTGGGGACGCCGGAATGAAAAGCGGGCTCACAATTCGGGAAGACAATTACAGTGTCGTTCTGGATGCGCTGAAACAGCTGTCAGGCACTGATGTGCTGGTTGGTATCCCGGCAGGTCCTCCGCGCGATGATGCGCCGCTGAGCAACGCTGAGCTGGGGTATCTCCAGTCCACCGGGGCAACCGTAGAGATAGACGGTGAGACCGTTACTCTGCCTCCAAGGCCATTTCTGGACATGGGTATTGAGGATTCGCGGGATAAAACGACCGAGCGTTTAAAGCTGGCCGCTCAGTCTGCGCTTGAGGGTAAGGCAGATGTGGCGTCGATGCATCTTGAGGCCGCAGGACAGATTGCGCGTGATGCCTCTAAGGCTGTCATTGAGGCAGGCGATCGTCTGACCCCACTATCTGAAAAGACCATCAAGAAGCGCAGAGAAATGAAACCGCCCATCCTCGGCGATAAGCCGTTACGTGCCCGCGGATTCCTTTTCAGAGCGATTCAGTATGTCGTGAGGAAAAAATAATGCCGTTTCTCGATGTGACTGATGTTCTGCTTGATCCGGACTTTGTCGACCTGTCCCTGGTGTGTTATCGACAGGTGCAGACGGTGGACGAAGATAATTTTCCGACCAATACCGCGCAGGCTATTCCGTTCTCTGGTGTCGTAACCGTCGATCGCTCGCTTGAGGCTAAGCGTATGGCCGCCGGACAGAACATCAACGGGGCCATTCTCATCGTGACGCAGTTCAGGCTGACTCAGGGGCAACCCGGATTAGATGCCGATATCGTAACCTACCGCGGGCGAGATTATCGTGTGACGTTTGTCGACCCGTATACAGCGTACGGTGCCGGGTTCGTTCAGGCGCATTGCGAGCTGCTGGAATTTGACGGGGGAACGCCGATTGAGTAACGACAGCACAACGGCGGGATATCTGACCCCCATCGGTGATTCACCGCCCTACGATGAGGATCTGGAACGGCTAATCAGCCGCTGGATACGGGGTGTGACAGGGCTGGCTGCCACGCTGGTTTACCCACGCTGGACTGACCCGCAAAAGCAGATACCCAAAAACGGTACCACCTGGTGTGCGTTCGGTATCACCGGCATTCAGGAGGACTTCAACCCGGCGTACGTGCAGGGCGAAGAGAACACCGAACAGTGGTCGCATGAGACCGTGAGCCTGATCTTGTGCTTCTATGGCCCGCAGGGGCTGGCAATGGCCACGCGCTTTCGTGACGGTCTGCTGGTCTCGCAGAACAATGACGAGCTCAACCGCTCAGGCCTGACATTTCTGCAGCATGGGCGGATCCTTAATCTGCCCGAACTCATCAATAACCAGTGGGTGCGCCGGTACGATATCAGCGTTGACCTGCGCCGCAAAATCATCCGCCAGTACGGCATTCAATCGCTGGTCGACGCGCCAGTGCAATTTTTTGGAGATTAAAACATGGCACAGGGCTTACCTGTTTCCAATGTCGTTAACGTTGACGTCATCATGTCACCGGTAGCGGCAACGGGGCGAAACTTCGGTGCGCTCCTCATTCTGGGAACCTCTACCGTTATTCCGGTTACCGAGCGCATTCGCCAGTATTCGGCCATTGAAGATATCGGCGATGATTTTGGCGTTGACTCCCCGGAATACGAAGCAGCGACCATCTTCTTTTCACAATCACCAAAACCGACGCTGGTCTATATCGGCCGCTGGGCGAAGACACTGGCGGAAGGTGAAGATGGCACAGTTGAAACGCTGCTGCAGGCGGTTAATGCCTCTCTGCAATATACCAACTGGTACGGGCTGGCGATTGCCGATAGCGCCGATCTGGTTGAGGCTGACGTGATTTCGGTTGCTGCGGCGATCGAGGCATCCAGCCTGAGTCGCATTCTGGCCGTTACCACTGATGATGTGAATGTGCTGGTCTCGGGGAATACCGACAACATCGGCTATAAGCTGAAAGCCGCCGGCTACAGCCGTACGTTCTGGCAGTACAGCTCCAGCAGCAAATACGCCGCTATCTCGGCATTTGGCCGTGCGTTTACGGTGAATTTCACCGGCAACAACACCACGATCACCCTGAAATTCAAAACCGAGCCTGGCGTGACGTACGAAACGCTCACGACCGCGCAGGCGTCCGCTATTGATGCCATTAACGGTAACGTCTACGTCTACTACGCCAACGATACAGCGATTATCCAGCAGGGTGTCATGGCGAACGGTGATTTCTTTGATGAGCGCCACGGGCTGGACTGGCTGCAGAACTACGTTCAGACCAATCTCTATAACCTGCTGTACACCTCCACCACCAAAATTCCGCAGACCGACGCGGGCGTAACCCGGTTAATGACCAACGTCGAAGCCTCACTGGATCAGGCGGTAAATAACGGCCTTATTGCTCCGGGTGTATGGAATGGCGGCCCGATCGGCCAGATTGAATCAGGTGACACACTGACCAAGGGTTACTACGTCTACGCCGATTCAGTAGATAACCAGGCTCAGTCCGACAGGGAAGCGCGTAAGTCGCCGGTGATTCAGGCGGCGATCAAACTGGCGGGTGCCATTCACTATGCCGACGTGCAGATCAATGTGGTGCGATAAGGAGCGACCATGAGCGGAACCTATAGTTTTATTGACGTCTCGGCATCCCTGACGGGCCCAACCGGCAGTATCGATCTGGGCTACGGCTCGGCGAACTCCGAAGAAGGTATTACGGTTGCGATGACCGAGGCAAAGAATACCATGACCGTCGGCGCCGATGGTGAGGTGATGCACAGCCTGCACGCCGGTAAGAGTGGCACCATCACAGTTACCCTGCTGAAAACCTCCCCGGTAAACAAAAAGCTCTCGCTGATGTACAACGCACAGAGCCTGTCCTCGGCGACGTGGGGCAATAACGTCATCGTCATTCGCAACAAAGTATCAGGTGATACCACTACAGCGCGTTCTTGTGCTTTCCAGAAGCAACCCGATCACGCTAACGCCAAAGTCGGCAATACGGTTTCCTGGGTCTTTGACTGCGGCAAGATTGATCAGCTGCTTGGGGAGTTTTAACAGATGGAATTTGAAATCAAAGGCGTTAAATACCGCACCGCAAAGCTCGATGTTTTTCAGCAGTTGAAGGTTAGCCGCAAACTGCTGCCGGTGCTGGCCGGGCTAGTTAGCGAATTTTCCACGCTGAAAGCGCAGGCCGCTGCGGGTAACTCTGGTGCAGTGCTGGAAAGCGTACTGCCTAAAATTGCCGATACGCTGGCCGCGCTGCCTGATGAGGACGTTAACGCGGTGATTCATCCGTGTCTGAGCGTTGTTATGCGCCAGCATGAAAAAGGGTGGGTGAAAATTTTCGATCAGGGCGCGCTGATGTTCGACGATATCGACCTGTTCACGATGCTGCAGTTGGTGGCGCGGGTGGTCGCCGACAGCCTGGGAAATTTTTTGAAAGAACTCCCCGCCAGCGAGACGCCTACCCAGCCATAGGTCCAGCCCTGGAATCCATGCCAGAAGGCGAGGATTTCCTGATGCGCCCGGTGGATGCCGGGCTCATCCCCTACACCGCCCTGAAAGATGGATCAGTAGACCTGGCTGATATTGCCCGTATGAATGACTGGCTGGACCTGAAAGCCGATAACGAAAACCGTATAGCGAAATGGAGAGAGGCTAATGAACGCTGAAACGCTCAAGGACTTTCTGATCTCGCTTGGGTTCAAAGTTGATGAGGCTGGCGCCAGAAAATTCGATGCCGTCGTTGCCGGGACAACGCTTAAAGCGATTGAGCTGGGCGTCAAAGTTGAGGCGGCGGCACTTTCCGTCGTTGCATTCACCGCGAAAATTGCCAGCGGTCTCGACGACCTGTACTGGGCCTCTCAGCGTACAGGCGCGACGGTGGAGGGCATTAAGCAGATTGGGTATGCGGTTAGTCAGGTTGGCGGCAGTGTCGACGGGGCCCGCGGCTCTCTCGAAAATCTTGCCCGGTTCATGCGTAACAATCCCGGCGCTGAGGGTTTCCTCAACCGGCTGGGGGTTCAAACGCGTGATGCCAGCGGCAACATGCGGGATATGGCGACGATCTTTACCGGCGTCGGCCAGCGTCTTAGCAGCATGCCGTATTACCGCGCGAACCAGTACGCTCAGATGCTGGGTCTGGATGAAAACACCCTGATGGCAATGCGTCGCGGTATCGGCCAGTTTAGTGGCGAATACACCGCGATGGCGAAGGCGATCGGCTATAACGCCGATGTGGCCGCCGTCAGCTCCAATAAATTCATGACCTCGCTGCGCTCCTTTGGGCTGATGGCAGGCATGGCACGGGATAAAATCGGCTCCAGTCTCGCTGATGGACTTGCTGGCTCTCTCGACAGGCTGCGTCGCCAGATACTGGAAAACTTCCCGAAAATTGAAGGCGCGATAACCAGCACCGTCAAAGGGATTCTCTGGGCTGGTGAGATGGTAGGCAGGGTAATTTACCGCCTCATCCAATTGGGTCAGAGTATCAGCGACTGGTGGGACTCTCTTGATAAGCAGTCGCAGCAGCTGATCGAACTAATTGGAGCGCTAACCGCAGCGTGGTGGATGCTCAACCGCGCTATGCTCGCATCGCCGATTACGTGGGTTCTCGGTCTTGCCGCTGCCATAGCTTTGCTATGGGAGGATTACCAGACCTGGAAGGAGGGCGGTAAGAGCCTCATTGACTGGGGTAAATGGAAGCCTGAAGTAGACGCAGCACTGAAGATGGTCGGTGACCTGAAACAGACTGTCCTCGATCTCGGAAAAGCGCTGGCAAAGCTGCTCAATATCGACCCTAAATCCTGGTCTTTGAAATGGGATTTCAGCAACTTCATTACCCAGATGGGTGAGTTTAGCAAGATGCTGAGTATGATCGGCGACCTGCTTAACGCTATCAAGGACGGTCGCTGGTCGGATGCTGCAAGCATTGGCAGGGCTCTTCTCAAACAAGGCAGTAACCAGCCTGATGCGCTGCCCGGCGTTTCTGACAGTGCCAATAGCGCTGCTGACTGGATAAAGGATAAGACAGGATTTGACCCGCGCAGCATAGGCCGTTTCTTCCGTGGCGAGGGTAATACGCTTGCCGATCGCAACAATAACCCCGGCAATATTCGGCCCGTAGGCGGTGGTGGCTTTCGTGCGTTTGGTTCTGCGCTGGAAGGCTGGGAGGCCATGAAAAACCAGCTCATGCGGTACTTTACTGGTAAAACGACCGGGCGCCGCCTGCAGACTATCATGGATATCGTCAGCACCTGGGCGCCCGCGGCCGATAACAACGATCCTGCCAAATATGCCCGTGATGTTGCTGGCTGGATGGGTGTATCACCGACAGCAGCCTTAAACCTGTCCGACCCCAATACGATGGCTATGCTCATGCAGTCTATGGCCCGCAAAGAGGGATATTCGAACTGGAATAGCCCGCTTGCCCATCAGGCTGCTGGAGCGCAGGTTAACCAGCAAAACACCTACAACATCTATGGCGGTAATGCTCAGGAAATTGGGCAGGAAGTCAGTCGCCGCCAGCTTGATGCTAATGCCAGGGTGCTGAGAAATAACCAAACTGGAGCAGGATGATGGATATTCTTTCTACTCTCTTTCAGCAGCAGAGCAGGCGGATCGGGCTGATAGTCCCCAGTGTTGTTATTTCGGAAAAGCACGATGACTCGCTTGAAATAACCGAGCATCCCGTAGAGGTCGGCGCAGCAATTTCCGACCATGCATTTCGACGTCCTTCGGAAGTGGTAATGCAGGTCGGTTTTGCTGGTGGTGGTTCCTTACTTGACTTCGTAGATACATCTTCTCTCGGGCTGAGCGTAGGTATTGGCCCGAAGGAGACTTATCAGGAACTGTTAAATCTGCAGAGCAGCAGGGTGCCTTTAGATGTGGTGACCGGTAAGCGTATTTACACCAATATGTTGATCCGTGCGCTTGAGGTCACTACCGACAGGACGTCGGAAAATATTCTCTCTGCTGTGCTGACGCTCCGGGAAGTGATTATCACAAGCACAACCACCACGCAGGTAGCTCCAAAGTCCAATATGAAGTTAGGGGCGAACACCTCAGCCGTGCAAAACTCAGGGGTGAAAACGCCAGTGCAAAAAAATGAATCAATATTGAGCCGGTTAAGTGGCTTTGTAGCGGGAGGGTAAATGACGATCAGCGAAATTCCTCTTTCCCCGGAAAACCAGCGATTCTCCATATCCGTGGCAGGTCAAAGTCTGCAAATGGCTGTGACCTGGCGTGCTGCTTTCTGGTGTCTGGATATTATGGATAGCAGCGGTGCGGACCTGATAAAGGGGATCCCGCTTATCACCGGCACCGACCTGCTGGCGCAGTATCGCTATCTCGGGCTTGGCTTTTCGCTTTATGTGGGCTGCGACAACCAGTCCAGCGAAAATCCAACCGAGGCCGATCTGGGTATTTACAGCCATCTTTATGCGGTAACGGAGTAAAAATGTCTCAGAACTGGATGCGGCACTTTGAGCTACAGCTTGTCGACCCCGATGGTGGCGCTATCGACCTTGGAAGTTTTAAAGTCACTTTTAATATCGATTGGTTTAACATAAGCAGTGAGACGCGCATAGGTACTTTCAAAATCTATAATCTGTCCGCAAATACGGTTAACCGCATCATGGGGAATGAGTTTAACCGAGTGAGGATTATTGCTGGTTATGATGGGTCATCACTAGACTCTACTGCTCATGAGCGCATAGCTGGAGCGGTTAATCCTGATGAGGTGGGTCAGTGGGGGGATCGCAACTACGGGCTGCTTTTCGATGGTGAAATCCGATACACCATCACAGGAAAAGATAACCCCATTGATAGCTTTGTACTGGTTCAGGCGGCTGATTCTGATCGGGCATTCGCCACCTCGGTCACTGCGCAGACGCTGGCGGCTGGCTATACGGTCTCTGACGTCAATGCAGTGCTCATGAAGGACTTCAACGCTAACGGGGCCAAGGAAGGGAATACCCCTGCCATGCCTGCAACGGTGTATCCTCGCGGCAGGGTGCTTTTTGGTATGACCAGGCATCTAATGGATAACGTCGCCGAGCAATGCAAGGCTGACTGGATGTTTGTCGACGGTAAGCGGGAAATGGTGGCGAAAAATGAGGTTGTTCACGAAGCCATTAAACTGAACAGCGCCACCGGCCTTGTGGGTATGCCTCAGCAGACCATTGGTAGCGGCGTTAACGTCCGTTGCCTGATTAACCCTAACATCCGCGTTAATGGACTGATCGAGCTGAATCAGGCTTCCGTGTTCCGTACCGCGCTGGGGAATAATGATATCGCCATGACGCAAGGACGTATAACTGACCAGAAAAACAACGGAAACATCACCATTGAAGGCGCAACTGCGCAGCCTGCCAGTATTGCTACTGACGGCGTTTATATTGTCCGTGGCATTATGTACACTGGCGACACAAGGGGCCAGGCGTGGTACATGGATATGATGTGTGAGGCGCGTGGTGCTGCTGATCTTCGTTCGGCGTCTTCTTTACAACGAGAAGGGTGATAATGAAAAAGTTGATTCTTATCGCGCTCTGTTGCCTTCCAGGGGTAGCTTTTGCGTCCAACCCTGGTGGCATAACATTGCAATGCGGTGGTTACAAATTAGAGCTTGTTCCAGATGCACTGTTCAGAGTTAATGGTGAAACAGTTACCTCTCAGAAAATTAAAACTCTAGGTAATGGCAACGGAATGAAGGCTAGCATGGGGCTCATGCCAGCTAAGGATGGTAACAACTACGGATTCGAGTACATCCGTCGCCCTGGCACCGATACGCGTTTCCTTAACGTCCAGCTTTTGCAAAACAGCATGGATGCGCCGAAGATTATCGGATCCTTCCCCTGCGTCAAGGTGAAGTGATTATGGAATTTTTCGCAATTATCCTCTTCTTTTTGGCAATAGCCATTGTTACTAGATGGAATAACCATAAGAAAGCTAAAAAGCGGAAAGATGAAGATAGCTTTATCCATAGCATTGATTATTCTTATCGTCGTCCCGAGGTTAAATCTAAGCCTAAAAATGGGCGTAGAAGAAGCAAGGAGGAAATGCTTGCTGATGGAATCGCATATCAAAAATTGATGGGTGATGATTTTAGAAAGTCAGCAAAAGCCACGCAAATCCAGGCGGAAAGAGTCGGTTCTAAAAAATATATTTGGCGTGGTTCTGATTGCTGCCCAAATTGCGATAAGCAGAATGGGGAAACATTCTCTTGGGCAAGACCTCCAAAAACAGGCCACCCAGGAGAAGGAAAATTATGTCCGAATGGTTACTGCCGCTGTTGGGCTGAGGTAATAATTCCGAAACCGTAAAGCATACAAAATTCTATAAAAAGCCCACTTATGTGGGTTTTTTATTGTCTGGAGTAAGGTAATGGCAATATCCGATAAAACCCGCAGCGGGGCGATTGCGGAGGTTCTGGCGTCAGAGAGAAGGGCGCTCAACGAACAACTTCGCGTTGCAATGCCCGGCATCATCCAGTCTTTTGATCCTGACGCAGTGACCGCTGTAGTGCAGCCGGCGATCCGCTACATCGAGCGAGATAACGACGGCAACAAAAGTACCAAGGATTATCCGTTGTTGGTGGATGTTCCTGTTGTATTCCCTCGCGGCGGAGGCTGCACGCTGACTTTTCCTGTTAAGGCTGGTGATGAATGCCTTGTTATCTTTGCAGACCGCTGTATTGATTTCTGGTGGCAAAGCGGAGGTATTCAGGAGCCAGTAGACGAGCGCATGCATGATTTGTCGGATGCCTTCTGCATTGTCGGCCCGCAGTCTCAGGCGAAGAAAATCGGCGGTATCAGCACTACGGCCGCGCAGCTGCGTACCGACGACGGATTGGCGTTTATTGAGGTGGCAGCAGGTCATGACGTCACCGTTAAAACGTCGGGTAAATTGACGGCCAGCGCTGACGGCGGCACGGAAATAACCTCTCCTGAAATCATCCTTAACGGCAACGTGACGATCAACGGCAATCTTTCGCAAGGAATGGGTGAGAGCGGAGGTTCTGCGACGATGCACGGCCCGGTCACCGTAACCAACGACGTGACTGCAGGCGGTAAGAGCCTAATGACGCACACGCATGGTGGCGTTGAACATGGCAACGATAGCACCGGAGAGCCTGAATAATGCGATACCGACGTGAAGATGATGACGGGGATTACACTTTCGGTGAGGGCGATGATACCTGGCTGGTAAACTCTCCGGAGGCCGTAGCGCAGGCCATTAAAACGCGCTTCCTGCTCTGGTACGGTCAGTGGTTCCTCGACACCACAGAGGGAACACCCTGGATTCAGTCCGTACTGGGTAAGCAAAAGCCTGACACCTACAACCTGGCTATCCGCCGGCGCATCCTGGAAACGCAGGGCGTGAGCTCTATCACCGAATTCAACACCGAAGTTGACGGCCGCACGCGCCGTGTAACGTTCACAGCAACGGTAGAAACCATCTACGGGACAACCACAGTAACCTCGGAGGCGTAATGTCTTTGGACCTCGACACACTCGGCTTATCGGCAACGGTAACCGCTGAGGGGATTAGTGCGCCCGATTATCAAACTGTGCTGGATACCATCACTGGTTATTTCCAGCAGATCTACGGCAGTGATGCCTATCTGGAGCCTGACAGCAAAGACGGCCAGATGGTGGCGCTGGTGGCGCTGGCTATCCATGACGCCAATAACACCGCCATCTCGGTTTACCGGTCATTCTCGCCGGCGACGGCCCTGGGTGACGCACTGACGAGCAACGTCAAAATTAACGGCATCACCCGGCGCGCAGCGACAAATTCAACTGTCGACCTGCTGCTTACCGGTACGGTCGGTACAACCATTACCAATGGCTCGGTACGGGACACGAATAGTGTGGTCTGGAATCTGCCTGCAACGGTGGTCATTGGCTCCGACGGTACTGTGGTAGCTACGGCCACGTGTGTGAACTCGGGTGCGGTTGCCGCGGTAGCAGGGTCAGTAAACGGCATCAACACACCTACGCGCGGATGGGCTTCGGTAACTAACCCGCTGGCGGCCACTGTAGGCGTTGCGGCGGAAACCGATGCAGAGCTACGCGTAAGGCAGTCGCAAAGTGTCGCGCTGGCGTCTCTCACGCCGTTTGATGCGGTAGATGGAGCGATTGCCAACGTTGAAGGCGTGACCCGTCACAAGCTGTTTGAGAACGATACTGAAACTACCGATGCTAACGGACTGCCGGCACACTCCATTTCGGCAATCGTCGAGGGCGGAGATGCGACGTCGATCGCAAACACCATTCGCAGCGTTAAGGGGCAGGGCGTATCCACGTATGGTACGACAGCGGTGATAGTTACCGACAAATACGGCAACCCCTACACAATTCGCTTTTCCCGCCCGATTGACGTGCCGGTTTATGTGTCGATAACGCTTAAGGCACTGACGGGTTATAGCTCTGAGGTCGGCGATGAGATCAAAGCGGCTGTGGCTTCGTATATCAACTCTCTGGCCATCGGTGACAGCGTGCTGCTGAGCCGCGTTTATTCCCCGGCTAACCTGGGCGTCGTGAGCGGCGGTAACGCGCGCTATTACGACATCATGGAGCTGCTGATTGGGCGCTCTGCCGATGATGTAGCCGCGGCTAACCTGGTGGTTGCCTATGATGAGTCGGCATCCTGCAGCGTGGATAACATCGCACTGGTGGTGACGCCATGAGCAAATACACCGACCTGATCACCAATTACCACGCCGGAAAGCCCAAGTTCGTCGAGCACGTTGATTTATCGACGCGGCCGCTGATTGACGTTTCTACTGCTACGTCAGGGTTAATCACCGCTTTTGATGTTGATACCGCAGTCGGCGACCAGTTGGATATCCTCGGCAAGTGGATCGGCGTATCCCGAGCGGTAGCGGCACCCATTACTGGAGTTTTCCTGCAGTGGGATAAAGAGCGTGTCGGTTGGGATCAGGGGATCTGGCTGGGCCCTTACCAGTCCACTGACGCGCTGACGTATCTCAGCGATGATGTCTATCGCGTCGTGCTCAAGGCCCGCATAGGGATAAACAACTGGAACGGCCAGAACGGCACGCTGCCGGATATTCTGGAAACGGCGCTTGAAGGCACGGGTATAAAAATGATTATCCTGGATAATCAGGACATGTCTATATCCGTTTTAATCGTCGTGGATGATGAATATATCATTCCCAATATTGACCGGTTGATATTTGACTCTGCAATTAACCACGGCCCGTTTATTCCGCTACCCGAAGGATATGAGCCATCACGCTACGATATAAACCCGATAGACAAACTTCCTGCTGAATTTGTTTTTGTCATTCGCGCTGGGTTATTGACGGTGAAAGCTGCCGGGGTACGAATAAGGGAAACAATTACACCATCCAACGGATATAAATTTTTTGGATTCGATGCCGATAACGATTACATCGCGGGTTTTGATGCCGGCGCATGGGGAGAAACATTCTGATGGCTGAAAATAATTTTAAGCCGTTTGCCGTTGGTGCAGGTGCAAACGTGTCCTCGCAAACAGACTGGGAAAATTTGGTAGCTCTGTCCACCGGGTTTACTGCGGGGATAGCCCGCTCTGAGCAGATCAACAAAGCGCTGCGACAGGGTACCGTAATGGCTAGCGTTCTGGGGCAGATAATTCTGGAGCAAACCGCCGAGGATGTCCTCGATAACGGGGACACAGTTGCGCTAAAGGCACAGCTATTAACGGCCCTTACCTCATTACAAATTGATTCCGTATACCCGGTGGGCGCGGTGTTGTTCTTCGCTCAGAACAAAAACCCCAACACACTTTTCCCTGGGACGGTATGGAATTACATCGGAGAAAACAAAACAATTCGACTTGGACTTCAGAATGGATCGGATGTTCTGGGTACAGGGGGAGCGGATACGGTTTCTCTGGCCAAAGCAAACTTACCTGCACAGGCATTGAGTATTACCGGAACTGCTGCTTCAGTCGATCTGGGCACAAAAACTACCGACAGCCAGGGAGCGCACTCACACGGATGGGGTAGCTCAATGCAGAAACAAGGTGGTTCAGATCAGGCGGTGGGCTCTAATGGCGGTACTGATTTTGGCACTACATCAACGAGTGGGGCACATACCCATAGCGTTGCCTTGGGTTCTCACAGCCACAGTGTTTCCGGTAATACCGAGAACATGGGTAGTGGTACCGCATTAAATATTACCAACGCCTATGTAAAACTGATGGGCTGGTACCGTTCCGCCTGATTAATCCGGAGTATATCAATAATGGCTTTATATAAAACGGGTAACCCAGTCCCGTCTTCTGCTATGCCTGACATTTGGGATGATAACCAGGTTCAGGATATTATGATTAATAGCGATGAGTTGGAAGTTGAAACCCGTACCGGGAAAATACAGCCAACCTGGTCAGGGCTTGTAAAAATAAACGCCGATGCGATTGA